TTTTAATTATTATTTTCTTCCAATTTATCCTTGAGAACAATCAATTCATTTTTGACAGTCACCAATCCGTCAGCATTCCCGAATTCATATTCAATTTGCTCCCCGCCGATGACCAAGAAAGCAGAACTGAAATTCATCTCAAGCGTTTCAATCGTATCGGCTGGCATTTCCGCGTCTGCGTCGATATAAGCAAGTGTCATGTGCGGGATGTAACCGTGATCGTCATGATACGGAATTCCCGCCGTGTTGAGGATTTCGGTCAGGGATCTGCGCAACTCTACTAATTTGTTTGACTGACTATCGAATGTCACAATCACCGGGTCTTTTTCCGTGCCTGAAACAAATCTGCCAATACCCTGCATTTTGATCTTGATCGGCTGCGCCATGACTGCAAACATTTTCATTGCATCGTCTATCTTTTCACGGGACAGGGTGCGGATGTCACCGAGATAGCAAAGGGTAATATGGAGTTCTGCTAACACATCATCTGGAATCCACGCGTATTTTGATTTCAATTCCTGCTTGAGCACATCCGGAATCATGAAAGCAATCATGGCTGAGTATTTATCATCCTGATTGAGTACTGTCACATTTTGCAGAATGGTCAAGTCTAGCGTATTCTCGAAATAGACTACGGTTCCCAATTTCCCCAATGGTTTCATGTTCAACCGCGAGATGATTGCATTTAGCCGCGCCCGGTCCGATTGGTTTCCGTTTCCGTTGCCGCCGAAACGGGTAAGCAGCTTATCAAGCTCATCCTGATTAGGCTCAAGCGGTTTCTGGTTGGCTTCATCGGCTTCGATTTTTTTTGCTTCCATCGCCGCCGCTTCTTCTTCGGATGGCCTATAGCCAAGATAGCGTTGTGTAAACGTCTCTACTGGCATGGCCTCTTCGGGCGAACCGCCTGTGATAGTACTTAGCGCATTCGCGGTTGTGCCGGCAATGTTCGCCTTTTCCATGTCGGTCAACTGGAATAGCGATTTCCAGATAACTGTATATTTCGGCGGTATTATTACGCTCTTTACTTTTCTCCCACTATCTTCAAATTTGACTTTCAACTCCCCCAGGCGGTCCATGAATGGGCGTAAGATGAACGGTTCGGCTTGCTTTGTTTGCCTTGAGCGAATGTTATCGTCCAGGTTGAATTGGTCTTGTGATGACGCCAATTGCCCCGCTTCTGACCCTAATAATATTCTTTGCGGAATACCATTTGTCCCGGCCAGGTATTCGATATTGACATCAAATTGGTCTCGAGATGATACCGGGTCCGAACCCAGGTCTTTGATATCTACCCCTACCAATTTCATGATACGACTTAGACCGTGCTCATACTCTTCAATTTCGTCCAGCATGGCATCATATTCGGTCGTTCCCGCAACTGGTAAATCCATACCTTCTTTCGCCGTGAGCGCCAAACCCTTACGAATAACTAACCAGAAGGCCTCTGAGCCGCCCCCCACGACCTTTTCCAGGTCATATAGGCGATTGAGTGACTTCTTGAGCCTGGGATTGCCGTAAATGCGCCTGTAGCTGCGTTTATCGCTACCTTCCTTGATATGGATAACGCGGGAATAATGTACAGGCACTTTTAGTTGAGACATGGCATCGACTACGATGTTGTATCTTTCCGGTAGGCCAAAGCGCGGGTTTTGCGGGTCACGAATGATGGTGGATTCGTCCACCTCTGCATCTCCCTCATCATGCACACTAAGATACATGAGAGTACCGCCCGGTTTTGCTTCGGTAGCCAGTTCACCTGGTAACCCTAAGAGAATCAATGCAAAGCGACTGATACCGCAGTTGGCATCCGCCTCATTGAAGATACTCAAAAGATGAAATTTGTCATTCAGTTCTGAGAATGTCGTTTGCAGCGGTCCCGGATCATCGAATTCATCGAATTTCTTGTTCTCCCCCTCTACCAGTACTGGCAACTCTCGCCAGGTTTCATTAGAAATAATATCTACAATGCGCGTTCCCAGGCCGTCACGCTCATAGATGTTCAGGAATACGTCATAATCAGGGTCTATAGGATAGCCAAAGACCTTATACAAATCCCGATCGCCATCGAACTGTTGCCCCAACGCCGCAGAGACGGCGCTCCGGCTGGTCAAGTAGGAATTCACTCTCATTGCGCTCTGGATCGTTTTTTCGAGTTTGTTGATCCTGAGTTGCAGATATGCCTTAGTTCCGCGTTTGGGTTGAATGGTTTTCGTTGCCATAATTGCTCCTATTTCTTTGCGCGTCGGCCCCAGGCGCCGGCTACTCGTGGCCCTACCAACTCATTATAACAACCATCTGCAGCATCTGGAATATCATCATGATAATCAGGGTCGGGGAAAGCGTGCATGTTGGTCAAGAATTCATCATTCCATTTTCCGCGTAGCAACTTTACATTCCCGGCCAGAGCTTGCGCTGCCAGCGGTTTCGCTCTGGTCACTTTATCCCCCTGCGGAGGTACGCCTTTGATGTCATAGCCTTGCATGTTGGTTATGATATTGTAAGTATCTCGCTTCCCGGATGCGCCGCCTTCCTGCTCGAAGCGGACGGCTACATGCTCGCCGTTCATCTGGTCTTGCTGCGCTATGTTCCGCAGGGCAACATTTGCCCTTGCCGGTCCCATGCGCTCATTGGTCATATCCAGGATGTAGGTGATTCCATTGACAATTTTCCCCTTGACGCTGGCTGTATAATCCGGGTCTTTGGATTTTCGTTTGGCCCCCATTTCCTCTTCGGTTGCGGCAAAATCCCAAAATCTGACGATTTTCCCACTGCCGCCTGGCACAGCATCCACAATTTCAAACCATGCACGGTCAAAGACCTTTCCAGCAGCCGGCTTGATTTTCCAGTTTCCCCCGCGGCGAGAATCGCCCAATAGGCGCTCACGGTCTACGAAAGAAAGAGCTTGCAGGTTGGCTAGATAACCAGGGTCTTTTTCTAATAGGATTTGATTGTCATACACCGTAGACAGGATGAATGTCACAGATTTTGGGGTGCTGTTTGGATGTTCATCTTGCAGGCTTTCAAAATCATCCGCCCAATAGGTCTTGTCGTTCTCTCGAACCATCCAACGGATAACCCCGCTGCGTTCTAAAATGGCATAACCATCCTCGTCAATCCACCAATCCAGGAAATCAGCCAACCATCCCGGCTCTGGGTTGCAAGAGGCGCGCACATATGGGCGTACACCGCTCATGCTTCTGTTTCTGGAAAGCATATAAAAGAATTGGGATTCGCTAAAGGTTTCTAATTGATCGAAAATTAGCAAAGGTATCTGAGCGGACTTCCATGAGTCTTTATCATCTTCTCTTTGCATGTGCGCAAAGGTAATTTTAGAGCCGAATGGAAATTTGAATTGGTGGTCATTTTCATTGGAAGTTGCATTTAGAAGCGGGTAAATCTTTTTTGATTCGTCCCACAACCCTCCCTCTCTCGTGATTTCAGGTATGGTTCGGCGGAAAAAGACCGCACCAAAATCAGGATTGTCGATGTGGCGTAAAGGCTCTACCAGTAAACTCCAACTTTTTCCCCCGCCAGCCGCACCCCCGAAAATGACTATATCAGCCTCACTGGATAAAAATTGCTCCTGCCTCGGCTGAGGCCTGATTACAACTTCTTCAATTGCGACGGGTTCACTTAGAGCTATCATTCCTGCTATTGTCAGGGATATAAATATTGACCGCTACGGGCTTTCCATCACTGGTTAAGTCGGTTTTCTTCGGCGCATCTAATCCTAATAATTCACATCTCTTTTCAATACACCACTGAATCCCCTGTAAGAAACGCGGATCACCCGCCTGCCCCTCTTGGCGGTCTATTTGCTTGACTCGGCTTCCAATGATTTTACCGTCTTTATCGTGAATAATACCCTGCTTCTCGACTGTTTGCACCTCGGCATTTTCCAGACTATGTTTCCAGGCCTCCCAATATTCAAGCTCCAGGTTGTCAATCTTAGCAAGTTCAATTCTCTTTCGCTCATCAACGTTATTGATTCGTTCTTGCTGCCATTGCTTTTGGATATAAGATAAATCGCGACTTACCGTAGACTGAGAAACACCTAATTCCTCCGCTATTTCAGCTTGTAACATACCTTGCAGATACATGCGAGAAATATTGCGGCGGTCACGTTCAATATCGATTTTCTTACGGTTCTTGTTTGACATATTCAATACTATTATTCAATCATTCTGTCTATTTGAATGATATAATTTACTTGACTGTACACAGTAAATCATTTATAATTCACTTACCTAACCAATCTTTTCATAAATGGGAGTATAAATCAAATGTCTACTAATCAGATTGACCCAAAAGAACTTGAAAGTGAATTGCAAGGCTTCTATGGCGGAAAATGCGCCTATCGGAGTGTGACCACGGCA